CTGCAGACTCTCTCCAGAGCTGCTAAAAAGTGATTTTTAAATCATAAATTCAAACTAAACATTTAGAGGTTTAATTTCAAATGCAAATGCCTAACACAGAGGCTCTGCAGGAGAAGTGGGCACCCATTCTCGATTATGAGGGAATGGATCCTATTAAGGATTCCCACCGTAGAGCTGTTACCGCAGTTCTCCTGGAGAACCAAGAGAATACACTCAAAGAAGAAAGAGAGTTCCTTTCCGAAGGACCTACCAACGCAGTTGGTAACGGCGGTTATACTTCCGCTGGTGGTCAAACCGTTGCTGGTTTCGACCCTGTTCTGATCTCCTTGATCAGACGCGCTATGCCTAACCTGGTCGCATATGACCTCGCAGGCGTTCAACCAATGAGTGGTCCTACTGGACTCATCTTCGCAATGCGTTCCCGCTACTCCTCTCAGGGTGGCACCGAGGCACTGTTCGACGAAGCAGATACCGCATTCTCTGGTCAGTCTTCAAACTTCGACAACACCGCTGGATTCACCAATGGTGGCGTTGGTTTGGGTACTACCGCACAAGGCGGATCCAATCCTGGACTCCTCAACCCTGAAGGTTCCCAGACTGGAACTACATACTCTGTTGGTCAGGGTATGCGTACCGACGAGGCAGAGAACCTCGGAGACGGTACTGAGGGACATTTCAACGAGATGGCATTCTCGATCGAGAAGGTCACCGTTACTGCTAAGAGCCGTGCTCTGAAAGCAGAATACTCCCTGGAACTGGCACAAGACCTCAAGGCAATCCACGGTCTTAATGCTGAGGCTGAGTTGGCAAACATTCTCTCCACAGAGATTCTTGCTGAAATCAACCGCGAAGTTATCAGAACCATCTATCGTGTTGCTGAGTCTGGTGCTCAAGCAAACGTTGCTTCTGCTGGTACTTTCGACCTCGACACCGATTCCAACGGACGTTGGAGTGTTGAGAAGTTCAAGGGACTGATCTTCCAGATCGAGCGCGATGCAAACGCAATCGCACAAAGAACTCGTCGTGGAAAGGGCAACATGATCCTCTGCTCCGCAGACGTTGCTTCCGCCCTCACCATGGCTGGTGTTCTTGATTACACCCCTGCACTCAACGCTGGACTCCAGGTTGACGACGCAGGTAACACCTTCGCTGGTGTTCTGCAAGGTAAGTATCGTGTATACATCGATCCTTATTCTGCAAACAGTGCTGCTTCCCAGTACTACGTTGTCGGTTATAAGGGTGCTTCCCCTTATGACGCTGGTCTGTTCTACTGCCCATACGTTCCCCTTCAGATGGTTCGTGCCGTTGGTCAGGACACCTTCCAGCCTAAGATCGGCTTCAAGACTCGCTACGGCATCGTTGCTAACCCATTCGCGGAAGGCACCAACGTCGGCGCAGGCGCACTCAGCGCAAACGCAAACCGCTACTATCGCCGCGTTCGCGTTAACAACCTCATGTGATCACGGTTCACATACTTCTGGGGATCCTTCGGGATCCCTTTTTTTGTCTAAATACCTAAAAACCTCTGATGAAAACTTTTCAACAATTTTGTGAGAGGGCACTCACTAAATCTGAAGAAGAAAAGAAAGAAGAAATCGTCAAGTCTATGAAGGACAAGAAAGATGATTTCAAAAAACGCTATGGCGATGATGCTAAGAGTGTAATGTATGCCACTGCAACAAAGATCGCTAAGAGGGTAGCATAATGGCAGGCAATTGTAGTTGGCCAAATCAAATCAATAACAGAAACTTTCTGTCTGGTATTGGTTTCAAATTCAATCTTGGTAAGTATCCTAAAGTTGACTTCTTCTGCAACACTGCTAGGATACCAGAAGTTACCTTAGGAACTGCCACTCAACCATCATACCTCAAGGATATTGATGTACCTGGTGAAAAGATTTCGTATGGAGATCTCACCATCCAGTTCTTGGTTGATGAAAATATGGAAAACTATAAGATCATTCATGATTGGATCACAGGTCTTGGTTTTCCAGAAACAGCACAACAGTTCAAAGATGTTACCACAGATAAAGATGGTATTCGCGAAATGAATGAACAGTTTGCTGATGGCACACTTCGTATCTTAAATAGCAACTTTAATGAGATTGCTAAGGTAAAATTCTTAGATATGTTCCCTGTGTCAATTAGTTCTCTGGACTTTGATGCAACATCAACTGATGTGAACTACTTTACAGCACAGGCAACATTCAAGTATACTGTATATCAACTGACCGCTTCCACTTAATGGACCTTGATAAAATTCAGGAGATGTGGCAGAAAGATGCTGTCATCGATCCTGATAATCTACATGATGAATCTTTGAAGATTCCACAACTTCACTCAAAGTATTACACTCTGTATAATACTATAACATTGTTGCGAGAGCGAGCAAGAGAACAATATAACAAAGTAAAACTTGAACGTCATAATTTTTACACAGGAAAAGCAGACCCTGCTGTGTATGAAGAAGAACCTTTTCCATATAAAGTCCGTGAGAAAGATGCTATCCAACGCTATCTAGATGCAGACGAACGATTGAACAAGGTTGATATGAAGATTCGCTACTATGATGCAACCCTCAAGTTTCTTGAAGAAATTATCAAGACAGTTGCCAATAGAACATTTCAGATTAAGAATGCTATTGAGTGGCAAAAGTTCCAAGCAGGATTCTAATGGACGACGAAAAGGATTTTGATTATGAAGTACGCTTAACGATTCAAGACATACGTCTTCTATCATACTGCGTCAATGAAACTATAAGAACTTGGCCAGGTGCTCCTAGAAGACCTGTAGATGAGCAAGAACATCTTCGATATCTGAGAGACTCCCTTTTTAGAATGATTATGGACTACAACTATAGAGAACAATGAGCGATTACGATTACGAGAGCGATTATAATGAAATGGAAGATGTTCCATTTGTTCAACTAGAGTTGGATATTAGAGATTGTCATCAAATCTATAAAGCATTAGATCATCATAAAAAAACTGCTGAATTTGCTGATGAGTATGATGAGCAAAGAACTGACCAAATGAAAGATTTCTTTTATCGTATGATCTTAGAATATAAGTATCAGGTAGGGGAATAAATATTCATAGGTGAATCCTGTGAATTATGTCACACTTGATTATATCGAAGAAGAACGAAGTTTTTCTTCAGGTTAAAGCGGAACCTCACGTCTACTATGAGTTAGCAGACCAGTTTACGTTTGATGTTCCAGGTGCCAAATTTATGCCTCAATACCGTAACAAGTATTGGGATGGAAAAATACGCTTATTCAACACCCAAAACGGAGAGATATACGTTGGGTTGTTAGACAAGGTTATACAGTTCTGTAAGGATCACGAGTACTCTTATGAGTTCGTAGAGAACAAGTTCTATGGTCTTCCCTTTGAGGTCAATGATATGATCTCCAAAGAAGGTGTGAAAGATTATATGACATCTGTTAGCAAGTACGCTCCTAGAGAGTATCAAATCGAAGGGGTATTCGACGCCTTAAAGCATAATAGAAGGCTGTTGATATCCCCAACTGCTTCTGGAAAGTCTCTGATGATATACTCTCTTGTGAGATATCACGTTGAGCGCGGGCAAAATACTCTGATAGTTGTTCCGACGACTTCGTTAGTAGAACAGATGTATAAAGATTTTGCAGATTATGGTTGGGACGTAGGTTCATATTGCCACAAGATATACGCTGGTAGAGAGAGGGAAACTAATTCCCAAGTGATCATCACTACCTGGCAGTCCATCTACAAACTCCCCCGAAAGTATTTTGCTAGATTTAACGTAGTTGTTGGGGACGAGGCTCACCAGTTTAAAAGCAAGTCATTAATATCTATAATGACAAAACTTGGAGATGCAAAGTACCGTTATGGATTTACTGGAACCCTTGATGGAACTCAAACTCACAAGTGGGTATTAGAAGGATTATTTGGTCCATCATATAAGATCATCAGAACTGAAGAACTGATGAAGAAGGGACATGTTGCAAAACTGGATATTAATGTTCTTCTACTGAAGCACCCTGCACATAAGTTTGAAACCTTTGAGGATGAAGTCCAATATATCATCAATCACGAAAGACGTAACAAGTTCATTCGTAATTTGGCACTTGATCTTAAGGGTAATACTCTTATCTTATTTTCAAGGGTTGAGGGGCACGGGCAACCACTTTTCGATTTAATAAATACTGGTAGTGTAGAAGAAAGACACGTTTTCTTCGTCCACGGTGGTGTGGCAACAGAGGATCGAGAAAAAGTAAGGGAGATTACTGAGCAAGAAAACAACGCGATTATTGTCGCTTCATACGGGACGTTTAGTACAGGTATCAACATTAAGAACCTCCATAATGTCATTTTTGCTTCTCCATCCAAGTCTAGAATTCGGAATCTCCAATCTATTGGTCGCGTGCTCAGGAAAGGCAATAACAAAACAAAGGCAACTCTCTATGACATTGCTGACGACATCTCCTACAAAGCAAGGCGGAACTATACACTTAATCATCTGATTGAGAGAATCAAAGTTTATAACGAAGAAAACTTTAATTACGATATTGTAAACATTCCATTAAAAAATTAATATGGGCGAAGAATTCCATGCAGTAATAAAACTAGTTACAGGTGAAGAAATATTCTCGTTGGTCTGTGTGGACGAGAATGATGGTGACCCTATACTTCTACTGATGAACCCAGTGGTTATGAAAGTTATGCGTAATCACGTTGGTCAATATGTCAAGGTAAAACCTTGGATGGAAATACCAACTGATGATATGTACGTTATAAAGTACGATAAAATTATTACTATGACTGAAGTAAACGAAGAACAGATTATTACTTTCTACAATAGATACTTAAATGATGATGATGTAGACTTTGACGAAGATGGTAAAACAAAGATCTCTGATAAAATGGGATACGTATCTTCGGTAAAGGATGCTAGAAAGATGTTAGAGAAGATATTTAAAGAAGACTATAAAGAC